AGAAATCATTTGATACTGAGTTCTTACCTGATACATAAGAAACACAGGAGTCTGCTGCTCCTACTGCTCTTGTGGTTGCTCCTGATAGTTGAACACCATAGGAAATACCTGCTGTGTTATCTCCTACTGGTTCTGTAACACCATAGGAAATGTGTACCCATGCAGGTTCTGTAAGGACTACTGATTGTCCTGATAGATTTGAAAGGGCTTGAAAGGCTGCTGTATTTGTTACAGTCTCACTACCTTCATAAGAATACTTAGCAGGGTTTGGTAATACAGCATCTGTATCAAACCAAATCTGTCCTACTTGTGGTGCAGTTGGTGCTGCTGCTTGTACTACAGCAAGACCACCTACAGAACCCCATGACCCATCAGACTTCTTAATGTAGAAAGCACTATCTGCTTCAACATATGCGGCATTGACTCCTGAAGACAATCCAGTTAATTCTGCAAAAGCATCAACTTGAATTACCCCATTATTCTGAAGGTCAAGAAGTTGTTCTGCTGTGAGGACTTCCCCATCAGCAAATGCAATATATCTAATTGTCATATGAATCTACTCCTTGGAAATAAAATAAACTTCACTCTCCATGAATCTCCATCTGCTTGTAAGTCATGATGAATACCTATGATTTGCAACTGTTCGTTGTAAGTGAAGTTCTCTGTTTCGTGCTTAATATTGACTCTATCCAAAATGTCTGTCGCTGCTGCCTTGTTGAAATCCTTCTTGGCATCCCATTCAATTTCTTTAACTAAGGCAACTGGCTTGTACCATTTTTCTAAGATGCTTGTAGCCCATGTTAGGTATTGGTCTTGTCCATCTGTTAAGTCAAAATTAGTATCTATATTTAAAGCATGTGTGCCATATCTGTTAATCATGGCATCTTTAGTCTTTGGTTCTAATGGGTCTGTCTCTACTGATTCAACTGTTTCAAAGGCTCCCAATCCAGCATCTGCATCTTCATTCCATTCAGACTTATATTTTCCATAGGTATTTTGAACAGCAACTTCATTAATGGTGGAATCAACATTGTAATCAATAGCAATATTCTTATATCCATACTTAGTATTATCTGTGTTATCAAAGTTCATTCTAAGTACCCCTGTTGGAATACTTGATGAGGCATAGCATTTCAATGTATTTTCTTTATCAAAATAAACAAAGGCACCTTCTGTATTGGATGCATATTCAATGGCTTCCCATAGAGTCTTGTTATCTTTCCAATAGCCATGCTTTGTTGTTCCCCCGCCAACTACAGTCTTTGGGAAGTTCTTAACGCTGCTATTTGTAAAGAGGGTATTGATTCTGTTAACCCATGACTGACCATTATGAGCAGAGATGCTTGAGAGTTTGGTAGAGGCCTGTTGTAGGTCTGCAGTAGGGTCCATTACATCTAATCTGATAACAGGCTTGTCTTTATCACTTCTATAGTCAACATAAATATTATTTACACGACCCTGGAAAATAACATCACTGTTTCTTCTTAGACGAATCTTTGCCTTTGGTTCCATGAACTTGTTGTAGTTAGGGTCAAACAGCCTATTGGTAGTCCTAATAGTCATTACCCCTGCAGATGGGAAAGGAAGTGGCAAGGCTCCTGTATAGGTATCTACCCCACGCTTTACAGAGATAGAGAGAATGCCATCTTTAATATCTTGCCATTCATATTCTTGGTCATTGGCTAACTGTTCATCTGTAGCAATAACAGCCTCGTTTAATCTGTCTTGCCCAATGACAAAAACACCATCAATCTTGGTTCTTAATTCAATATCAAATTCTTGGTCAATCATCGTCCATTAACACCTGCGTACTTATCCAATGCAGCCTGTACATACCTGCCTACTTCATATGGGTCAGTACCAATACCAGCGTTAATGTTTACTGTAATGCTTCTGCCCATACCGCCTGCTGTAGCGGGAGTTAGAGATAGTCCATTCAATGCCATTTGTGGAAGTCTTGAATTTCCTCTTATACCTACTGCTAAACCTTGCATCATGTTCTGACCAAAGCCTGCAAAGACTTTAGATGGAGAACTAATCTTGAAGAAAGACTTAAATGTATTAATCATGTTCTGTGCAAGTTTGGTTATGAAATTGACTGGTGAACTTGCAATAGCCTGCATTCCTGAAACCAATGCATTAATAATGTTGTTTCCAATACTCTTCCAGTTCTGTGCCCTAATCTCAGTTGAGATTCTGTTATAGAGATTGGTAAAGAATGTCTTAAGGGTAGTAATGAGATTATTGATATTGAAGGCATTGAGTAAGCCCTCTATCAGCATCATTCCCCATTCCATCATTACCTTTGATGGAGAAGCCACTCTGAATATTGATTTAAACCAATTCCACATCATGTCTTTCATACCCTGGAAGAAATTCTTAGGCCAGTCTTTCCAACTCTTGATTGCTTCTATTGGATGATTAAATGGATAAATCAAGGCATCTAAAATCTCTTTAGCAACAGCCTCATACTTCTCTGGTAACAACTTCAAGGCAACATATCCAGCACTGAGGACAATGGCTATCTTCTTAAATGGTGATAAGGCCTTCCATGCATTTGCTATGGCACCTGCAAGTAATGAGAAGGCTGCAGTTATATCTGCTAATCCTAATCCTGCAAAGGCTGCTCTGATACCTGCAAATGGTTTACCTAATCTTGTTAATAGACCTTCTGCTGAAGTCAAGGCAGTAATCAATGCTGAGAGTTTTCCAATTGTCCAAAGTAATGCCAATGCTTGTGCAAGTAAAACTACTTCTTCTCTTAACTTGAGATTTCCATCCTTATCCTCAAAGAATAGAAGCGTTTTTAGAATCTGTAATGCCTTTAAGACTGCAGGTAGTACTTCTTCCTTAAGTAGTTCTGCTATTGCTTCCTTCATCTTGCCTACTTCGTAGGTCAATTCTTGAGCAGCAGTAAACTTGAGTGCATCTGGTTGTAGTTCTTCTTCTAATGATTGATAAAGGAACTGTATTTGTTCTGTGATTGTCTTTAAGGACTGGAATTTCTTCTGTTCTGCCTCTGTTAATTTACTTGCTATGCCTAACTTGGTTAGGTCATCTCCTCCAAGTACCTTGCCACTTCTGAGGGCTTTACTCCATACAGATGTGTATTTATCAATGTTCTCCCCTGCTCCACCTGAGAGGTTATCTGCAAGGAGAACTAATTCTGTTATCTGGGGTAGTAATTTCTTGTATCTAAATGTAGTGCTATTGGCTAACTGATTTAGAGAGGCTGCTATATCGCCATCATCTATCTTAAACTTAATTGATAAGTCACCAATTTTATCAATAATCTTATCTGCACTTTTACCAAAGTTATCAGCAATTCTGTCAAAGTTATTTTGTTCTTCTTCTAAGTCTTTAATCCACTGCCATGCAACTTTTGCTGTGCCAATTACTGCAAGGGCCTTTGTAATTAATCCAAAGCCATTAGAAATCTTTGTGGCTGTTCCATTTAGGGTAGACAATCTTTGGTTAGTGGTATTTACACCAGCAACCAGTTTGCGGGTATCCGCAACTATATCTACTACTATCGTGTTAGCCATTTTGCTTCTTCAGCCCCCTTGCTATCGCTTCAACTTCTTCGCTTGTCATTTCCCAAAACTGACTTGGTGTATATCCTGTGGCTGCACAGAATTCACCCATGTAATTTAGGAGTTCTTCGCTTTTGGGTCTGTTGGTTCCTCAACTAATGCGTTGACTTCCTCTATTCCCATGTTTTCAATCTCTTCCCATGTGATTTCAGGATTAACTTTCTTCTTCATAACATAAGCAATTGCCATTGTTAATTTAACTTTAGAACCTGTTTCCCATTCATCCATGGTCATGCCTGACAGAGTTTCTACCTCTGCAAGGTCTTTCATTTTCAAATTACTAATATTCATTTTGAACTGCCTCCTATATATTTCCTGGCTATCGCCTGTAGATTTACTGAATATTGTTGCTTGGCATACTCTCTGTTATCCCAAGCAGCCCTTCTCAAAAATGGTTGGGCTTCTATATTTCTTGCAGGCCATCCATATTCAATGACACCTGCATATGGAACTGCTGCTCCACCTGCTTTGATTTGTACTTTTTTCATAGCACGATTTGCTCTAACAGTTCCTGCCATTCTTCCTGAGAGATATGGGGCAGTGGCTTTGGCTGAGACAGCAACCTTGCTACCAATTGCAGCATTGGCATCTTTAAGGTCATCTACAGCACCTTGATATTGCTTCAAGGACCTTATGACTTCATTAACACCTTTAATTGTTACTGTGTAACCTGCCACTGCCCACTCCCTTAAGCGGTTACTTTTGTTGGCTTACCATCAAGAATGATGGTCAAGTCATAAACAAAGTATTCGCCTGCAGAGCCACCAAGAGTTGGAATTACTTCCGCATATCCTGATGCTGTGAATTTTGGTTGTGAAGCAGATGGTGTTGAGTTTCCATGTGGTGTGAACTCCAAAGATACTGTTGTACCTGGATTATCAAACAACTTAGACCAGAGGCTATTTGCACTGTAGTCCTGGAAACCTTCAATCTGGCAACGATATTCAAGATTGTCTTCGTAATTTCCGAATCCCATTTCTCCAACTTCTGAAGTAAAGGTTACATTCTTGACGCTTCCAGAGTATTCAACATTGTCAACTTCAAACTGAATGGTTTTACCCTTTAGTCTTGACATATTAGTTTCCTCCTTGCATGTCTATTTCAATATTCATATATGTACTTAAAACTGCTGCACCATTCACATCTATAATGAATGGCTTATCAACAGTTATATT